GTGCCTGTGACAAGCTTCGCCGAGCCCTCCCCAACGCCCAACGACAAGGATCCCGAGACAGGCGTCCAGAAGAACTACTGGTTCGCGTTGAGCGAGGAGCGTCCGCTGTTCTTCTTCGCCGGCCCGGGGACGCCCTGGCAGGGCGTACGCAAGGTCAAGGAAGGGCCTGGCGACCATGAGCTTTACGGCTTCATGACCACCAAGCCCAACGCTCTCATCGCGCCGATCCACGAGAAGGCAATGCCTGTGATCCTGAAGACGCGTGACGACATAGAGGCGTGGCTGACGGCGCCGTGGTCTGAAGCGAAGCGACTACAGCGGCCTGCGCCCGACGATGCATTGGTGATCGTCGGGAAGCCGGCAACACAGATCAAGTTTCCCGTGCAGTCGCCAGCACAAGGCATCCTTTTGTGACTGATGAAATCAGGCTTCCACGGGCAGAGCACATCACGCCACCGGGCATCCAGCATCATCTCTGCGAGCACCCCGGTTGCGGCAAGGATGCCGGCTGGGGCTTCGCCAAGCCGAAGCAGCCGTCGCGTTGGTTCTGTTTCGAACATCGCGCCGACGGTGATCGGTATCTCTGAGAGATAGCCCGCTGCCGGGGAAAGCAGCGGGCCATTGGTAGAGAAAATCACTCCCGCGCTTGCTCATTCTTCCCGGAAATCCTGCAGCGAAGCATGCCGCAAATCTTCTTCGCCACGTAAGTGCTTCACGCGGCCGATCAGCCCTGGCTTGACCCACTGCGTTGCGGGCCGCTTCATGCCCTTAGGCGCCGGCCCGGAATGCTCCTGAACGCGCTTCCACAGGCGTTCGCGCATTTCCCGATTGAGGGTAATGAAGGCCGATCCGACATAGCGGCCGGTGCCCGGCTCAGCGAGCAAGGCGAATGCGGGCTTGCCGCTTTCACGATACGTGCTGCCGATCCGTTTCGATACCATGCCCTCGATGCCAGCCTGGTCGATCAACTGAAAGATGGAATTTGCGTCGCCGGGCAGCGGTTCGCTGAATTGGATCCTGCCGTTGGGCGGGATCACGCATTGAAGGAGTTCCCGCCGCACTTCAACTCCCAGATCGCGCAGGTCCTCTCCGTCGAGGTGCAACAGATCGAACGCGACGAAATACAGATCCTGCGGGCGGCTGGTGATCGCAGAGCGAAGCGCACGGAAGTCTGAAAGGCCAGCATCATTGGTGACGATGACCTCTCCGTCGAGGACGGCGCGTTCGACGTGGAGCGCCTTCGACGCCTCGGCGATCGGACTGTATTTCGACGTCCAATCGTGGCCGCGGCGAGTGAAGAGGCGAACGCCACTGTCGTCAATGACGATCTGCGTGCGGTAGCCGTCGAATTTAACTTCGTGTATCCATCCGCCGCCCTCCGCTGGCTTCTCAACCAGGGTTGGCATCATCGGGGGAATGAACGACAGCTGGGCGCCAGAAGCCTTCTTACGCATGGGACTCCACTCAGGGCGAGTCTCAAAGCGCGGGGCCTAATTTAGTTCCGTTAGCAGTTGCTGAAATATGGAGATTCATCAAAAGCCCGCGCCACGGAGGGAAGCGCGGGCCGGCCGATGTTTGCCCCACCAGCCTGCGCCGGACGCCAAGCAGCGGCATCCGACACCTAACGTAAATCGCCGGATGGCGCTAATGTTCCAGCCGCGCACTTAATGCGGCACCAATTCAGGTGCCTACGCTGGGCCCTTGATTTTCAGTCTTACAATGTGTAATAGCGGTTATACAGACTGTAGGAGCGAACCAATGAATAATGTGCCGCGCGTTTCGCGCGTGGAATTTGAGATTCTGAGCCTTCTGCGCTCGAAAGAGATGTACGGGCTGGAAATGGTGAAGGAGTCTTCGATCTTGAAGCGAGGAACCGTCTACGTGACGCTCGAGCGGATGGCCGATAAGGGCTACGTCAAATCTCGGGAAGCCGAGCGCGCGCCCCATGAGAGCGGTATGCCGAGACGCATCTACAGCATCTCAGGCTTGGGCCAACGTGCGTTGGCGGCCGCACAGGCAGCCGCGGCGGCCTACTTGTCTTGGGAGATCGTCCCTCAATGAGAAGTTTCCTCTCTGTTTTGAAGGCCATCGGCCATTTTTTAAGCAGCCCGCCACCGGGCCGACCGAAGGCAGAACGCTCACCTCGATTGAATCGCGCGCTTCCCCTCGGACGTCACCGATCAGCGAAGGTGCTTCGCCAAACTCTCCTCGCGATGGATGATATGAAGTACAACCTGCCGCGAATAAAGTCCCGTCCGATCCGGCTGGTATTGGGGGTCTCCTACGTCCCCGCCTTGATCGCTAACGAAGCCGTCATAGCAGCCGTCCTCCTCGCCTCCAGGAGGGGGCAAACCATCGTTTCCGCCCCTGCTTCCACGATCCTGGCCTTGATCAAATTCTTCGTGCCGAAGAAGGCCTTCGAGCGCATCTTCGCGCAATCTGTCGAAGATTTTCGCGAGGAGTACTACCTCGAACTCGCCGAAGGGGGGATTGTGGCGCGCACGCTGGCTTCATGTTTGCCTGTATGCGACGCTGCTCTCGACGGTCGCGCTCTGGCTCGGAACATCCGTAGCAAAGAAGGCGGTCAGTCTCTGGAAGATTAGCAACGGCTAAACGCAAAAAAGCCCGCCTGCCGGTTAGGGCAAGCGGGCGAATTCGAAACAAACGGCGACAGTTATCTGCCGCGTGAAACTTTGTAATAAATCTGAACGGCAAGCCATACGATGCCGAGAAGGGTAAGCGCCAGCGAAGCGCCGTCTTGTATATACGGGAGCCAGAGGACATTGGTCGTGGCCGCAGCTGCTATGCCATTGGTTACGCGTTCTTGGATCATTCCCCCGCCCAGCCCTTGCGCTTCTCGATATTGCGCAAATCGGCGTCGCGCTCATGGTAAAAGTCGCGCAGGGCGGCATGACGCTTCCCGCAGTTTATCAACGCCTTGCGGTCAGATATCCAAAGCCGCTCGACATCGCGCTGCGTCAATTCCCCAGAAGGCAACCGAACCGGACCAAGGCAGGCCGCCAGCAGGCGCGCATCTGGCTCAACCAAGGCGGGCGGCAAACTAATGAATCGCGTCGATACGCAACCCTGCGCCGCTAGACAAAGCAGGCCGATCACGATCAGGGTCAGCGTCCGCTTCATCCGATTTTTCCTTGATAAGAAGTTCTAGGGCTGCGTTCTCGGCCTCAAGTTGCGCAATGCGGGCAGCCTCGATTGCCTTCGCCTGCGCATTGGCTTGTGCCTGGCGGCCGATTTCCGCGGCGGTCGCCTTGGCAATCTCGACTTCGCGCTGTTCGTATTTTGCCGTCCCCTTGGTTTCGGCCTTGTCGTAACCCAAGTGATAGGTCCAGCCGAGAACGGCAGCGATTGCGGCTGCGGCAATTGCGTAGAGCACCAAAGAGGCATAGCCGCCCGTCAGCAGGTTGAGCCACTTCACAGCAGCCACCAAAGGACAAGAGCCACAGCGCCGACTTGCAACGCGCGCCCAATGTAAGGCGTAAGGAAGATTACCCACGTCTGGCCCATTAGTTTATGCCCTCAAGACACAGCGCGCGCTCCTGTTTGCGTCGCGTATCCAAGCCCTTGATGACGCGCAGCGGACGGCCGCCCTTGTTGTAGCCAAGCAAAGCATTGCAGGCCGCAGTCATGTTGCCGGCGTTGGCGTATCTGGCCACAGACGACTTACAGAAGCCTGTTGTGCCAATGTTGTAAGATAGCGAAAGGAACGCGGCATAAGGCTTGTCGGGTATCGCGTCCGGCGCCACCAAGCATTTGCGCATGCCTGTCTCAAACTCGACCAGCGCCGCGGCAAGCTTTGCGTCGCACTCACTCTTGGTGAATTTCATGCCGGGTTTTACGCCTCGCGTCTCGCCGTAACAGACCGTCCACACGTGGACGACATCCGGATAGCTATTCAGGCGCAAACCCTCAAAGCCGCCAATAAGGCCGATGGCCAATGCTCCGGCAGCCGTGAGCGCGCCGGCCTTCTTAAGCCTACTCATCTTTCAAGTTTCCTTGTGGGAGATGGCGCGCGACGATTGCAGCCATGCTGGCTACTGCGGCCAGCAGCGCGAACAGTCGGTCTGGTATCGGAAGCACGCCGTAGAGGTACGGAGTCGCAGCATCAATGCCGCCAAACAGGACGGCAACGGCCGCAAAGCGGTTGCTCCAGGCGCGCGTAAGCACCGCCCACCAGTTCGGTATCAGTTTCATTTGGGATCCTTTATTTGCCTACCGAACGCCCGCCGTGCTTGTCCCGCGCCTTGTGGGTGACTGGTCGATTCACCGATCTCTGCACCGATCTGAACACGGCCGTCGCAGGCTGCACGCCTGCCGTGCCGTGATGAGAGACAAGCGCGCTGCCGTCGATTGAACCCGAACAGCGCGTTCACCCTGAGCGGATTTGCTTGAGAGCTTCTGGCGAGTTCGCAAAGGGCTATAGAGGGAGCCGGCGTTCGTCGCGCTGGCTCCTTTTTTCGGCTAGGTCAGCGTGATCTTCGGGTCGATATAGAAGGTTGACGACGCAGCCCCTGCATTTACATAGGCAAGAATCCAACCCTTCTGTTGTGGCGTGAACGTGACGGCCAACTTGAATTTGGTTGTGCTTCCGCCCCATGTCCCGGAGCCAGCCGCAAGAGCCGAGCTTGATGCGAGAATGTCAGCCTTGCTGTTGTGGACGAAGCTGGCATTCGGCGACGACGCACTGCCGAGATATTCCACCTCAAGCCAGATGTCGTTATTGTTCGGCACGGCGCCGCCGCCCCATATACCCTCGATTGTCGCTGTTACCGATGATCCTGTCGTGTCGTTCCAGATGGCTATCGGAGGGCTTTTAAACGGAAAGTGTTCGGTGCAATTGGCGGTGGTGACAATCTTCTCTGCGATCGGCGTGGTGCCGTCGCTGGCACCGCCGCTGCGTACAATCGTCGTCTCCTCGGTCTGCGTGCCTTCATAGCGGACGCGACCGTGCTTGTAATTGGTGCCTCCGGAATCGACCCTTAGATAATCGAGCCCGCCGTCGCCGCGAGCTGCTGGCGTCGAGCAGAGCGTCACTGCCGTGTCGATCTTGCAATCCACCAATGATAGCTGAGCCGCCATCTGACCGGCGCTGTTTGTAAAAATCGTCTTGCCAGAGCCGAGCGCGCTAAGATCAACGCCGCTGCATTCTATACGAGCGCTTCTGTTAGATGCCGCCACGGTGAAAAGTGTGGTTGGTATTGTCGCCCCGGTTATGGCGGAAGGCGTATTGCGCCATAACACTTCAGCAGAATTAACTAGAATCTTCTGCCCGACATTGGAGAATTGAACAGTCGTGTTCACCAATTCGATGCTACTTCCACCAGTGCTGCCGTTTCCAAGGGTAATGTTGGAGCTCGCTGCGGTGGTGCCGATTCTAAGCGCTGCGTTTTGAAATTTGATAATCTTGTCAGTTGTGTTGAGCACCGTGAGAGTCGCGGAATTGCTGCTGCTGCCACAGGTGAATGTTATTCCGTCGTAGACGCAGAACGACCCAGCAAACGTCATTGCGTTGCCGAGTGTCGTTGATTCTGTCGCTGTTGTCCGGATATCGGCAGAAACCGGCGGCACCGACCCAGAATGGTTGACGCAGACGACCCTGACCAAAGATGATGCAGTGCCGGGTGACGTGTAGGTTTGCGACGCTGCGAGACTCGCTGCGTGATCCTCAGAGACATAGATCGTGTCGCCTGCGGCGGATGCGGTCAACGCGGCGGCAAGGGTCAGATAGGCGTTGGCCCAGTCGGTGCCATTGGCAGCACCGCCTGCCCCGGAGCGGACGTAGCGAAGGGTCATTAAATCATGCCTCGTTGATGAACGTGCCAGGCAACATCGACTGGCGAGGACCGTTGCTGTTGACGTATGCGGAGGGTGTCATTGCCTGGCTGGTGGCGCCGGAGACAGCAACTGTGATCGTGAATGCGGCCAGATCGGCCGTAGCGGCCACGCCATCGGTGACGCGCACCGACAGGCTGGCATAAGTCCCCGGTGTCGTTGGCGTACCCGATACTGCACCGCTGCCTGAATTGACCGTAATGCCAGGCGGCCACAAGCCGACCAGCGAATAGGTGTAGGGCAGTGTCCCGCCGCTCGCCACAGCCGTGAAGCCGGCGTAGGCAGAATCCTCTGTTGCTGTCGTGACGGGAGTGCCAGATATCGATAGCGCCCGAATGCCACCGACGCGAATTCCGCTCGCGAAACCCGGCAGCATGTCAGACCTTCATATCGTTGGCGACAAACACGTAAAAATTACTCGTAGTGACGCACAGAATGTTCAGCACGTCGACCGAGGCGGCAGCCGTCGTCAGGACCGGCTCTGTCCCGCCTGGGAATTTATACTGGTTGCCATAGACCAGCGTTCGCGTGCCCGTACCGTCCTGCGTGATGATAATTGTTCGCCACGTCCCCGGTTGGCCGTTAGTGGGGTTGTCGAGTGTCCGGTTGCCTCCGATGGTTAGCGCCCGATTGATGCCCGCATCCCAGTCAAGCGAGATGTTCGCACCGTCTGTCAGCGTCACTAGCGCCGAGGCACTTTCGATAAGATCCGAGGTAAGAACCTTGTCGGTTGTCGCGGATCTGACTTGCGCGGCAGTCGCCTTGGACATGCCGTCCTTCAGCAGTTTGCCGGTCGCACCATCATATTGTGCGAACGCACCATCGGTTGCACTTGCGGGGCCGACAACGTCGCCTGATACACCCGTTGTTGCAACACTTCCAACAAGCCCGTTGGCCGTGCCGTCAGTGTAGAATGTGCCAAGTCTTCCGGCCGGTACGGAGACGGTCGTCGCACCCCTTGTGACCGTAATTGAGTCACTCGCATCGGTATTGTGGACGAAAAACAAAGCTCGCTTGACGGCGGGGACTGTGAGTGCCCTCGTGGCCGACAGGCCGCTCGGCACAAACGTCATTGCCGAGCGGAACTGCACAGATGTAAGCGTAACGTTGCCGGCAGAGAAGTCGACCGTATAGATATCCGCAAGCGCATTGCCGAGCGCGGCGTCACCATCATTGCTGGTTTGCCATTGGCTATCGGCCTGGCCATCAGCGATGGCCGGGATGTTCAGATCATGTGCCATGAAGGCTCCTAAAGGTCGATAGTTGCTTCGCGGCTCGGGCAGATAACACCGGTTCCTGAGACCTGCCTCACATCGAAAGTGAGTTGGTCCGGGATCGATCCGAAGTCGGTCGCGATGTTTGCGGCGAGGTAGGTTTTGGTCGTCGCATCATCGACGGTGAAAGTGCGCAGAATGGAGCCACCGGGACCGTTCTTGATCCTGACGATGTACTGCTCAAGCGTCTCGGCTAATGGAGCGGTATAGTCTCCGTCGTCGGACCAATAATCTCCAACGCGCGCCCTGCGCACCCAATCCAGAGCAATATCCGAACCAGCCACGGTAGCATTCAATTGGCACGGCTTCGGAATCTTCTCGGCCTCTCCGGTCACAGTTCGATTAACCGCGGCTGTCGCAGCCAGGGAGCCGCCAAGTCCGACGGACTTGAAGTCGAACGCTTCATCCAAAGACGCAATCGAATATTCGATATTCTGGACGTTGTCCTCGGACAACCAGACGACAAAGTCGCCCGCCGCATGGAGGCCAGTGTATTCCTCCGACGACTTCCGTCCGCGGCGGAGGCCCTCAAAGGTGTAAGAGCCATCTCCATTGTTGGTGATGGTTATTACCTGACAGACTTCCCACCGCCCCGGCTGGCCAATGGCGAAGAAGTTGGCGCCGTTCATCATTTCCAGATAGGTCGCGGAGGTCAGAAGATCGGTGTCACCCGAGAAGATCGCCAGATCAAATGATCGAGAAAATTCCGTGACGTATGGAATACCCCAATCTGGCAGAGCCTCCAGCGCAATACCGACAAGGCCGTTGGTGACCTGTCCGGCGACTTGCTGATACTGTCCTGTCGCATCCTTTCGGTAAAGCGTCGCCCCGTCCCAGTAGGGCTGTCCGGCAGAGGCGAGGACATGGTACTGAACGAGCCCGCTCCCAGCGAGATCGTCGGCATCAGACAGCAGCGGAATGTCGAGATGGTAGTAGCGGCTTTCCGGCGTGCCGACTGGGTTGGGCTCTGTCGGATTTCCTGTGGCGCCTGAGATCGAGACGGACACGCTGGACAGGAATTCTGTCGCCGTTATGTCGATCATGTAGTCCGGGCGTACCGTGCATTCCAGAATCCGCGCGGTGATCGTGCGGTTGGCGAAGGTGAAGCGGATGACATCTTCCGGCTCAAGATCGGCATATTTAGCCCTCAGCGTCATCTGGAATTCGTGACGCTCAATGGCCAGCCTGTTTACCTTCTGAGTGGCGAGGATCTTGACCGTATCGGCGTCGACAATGATCGGCATGCTGAGTTTTACAGCCTGGTCGGCTGGTGCAACTGGTAGCGGCAATGAAGGTATCTCGCCGAACTGCGGTCGCTCCTGGTAAATCTCGGCCGGGTCGCGATAGCTGATAGCAACCCGCGCGATGAATTCCTCTGGATTATAGCGGCGCGCCTTGATCGCCTGGCCGCCGCTGTCGGAGATATCCCCCGCCGAAGAGATCGTCGCATCGATGGCAAAAGCACCATCGGTAAACGCCCGCTTGAAAATGATCTGTCCGGCACGTTCGAATATCGCGATTGAATAAGGCTCACACACCGAACGGGCTATATCTCTAACTCCGGCCGTGACATCCACGACAGCGCCATCGATAACGTCGTCCACGTTGATGACTTCGATTTCCGAGGAGTCGAACCCGCCAGCCTCCATCAGCGCCACTAGAAAGTCTTCCAGCTGCCGCTGCGTTCCATCATCCGAGATGATCCGCATGCGCTGCGGCACGCCAAAGACCGGTGTCCTGGTCAGCAGCGTGTCGGTCTGACCATCGTAGTAATAAAGCTGGGGGTTGCTCGTCGCGCCTGTAACAGAACGCGTGAGGCCGGTGTCGAGATTGGTGAAATAACTCGTGCTTCCTGTGACGTAATACAGTTCGTCGGTCAGCCGATGAAGATCGGGGTCGCCAAGGATACGAGAGGTAACGACTTCGATTTGGTATGGGACTGTCTTGGTGAACTCGACAGCCCCGGTCGTTCCATTGATCCGCTTGACTGTGCCTGCATCTGTCCAGACCACGACATCGCCGTCATCATAGACCGCATAGCGGAGATCATCCGCCAGAGTGGCGACAACGGTTGTGCTCTTGATAGTGCCTAGAGCCGTGAATGTGACCTTTACCAGATAATTGTCAGCGCAAACCCAGACGTCGGCCTCATTGCCCCTGTTTGCTCCTGGCGTCAGGCATTGAATGCTTGCGTACCCTCCCCAACTTGCGGCGGTCTCGGTCGCAAGCGTCAGCGTCTCGGTCGCTGATGCCTTGTAGTAGTAGCAGAATAGTTGCTGGTCATCGGTCGATCCGGCATAGATTGCGCCCTCGCCGATTTCGATCAGGCATGTCACGCCCATCAAGGCAAGAACGGTTCCAACTGTGTCGCTGGTGGCGACGACTGCACCGCTTTGCGCATCGCGGACAAGCAGGCGCCAATGGCCGGCGCCTGTTTGTCCCATGTAAAACAAGCGGTCATATGCGCGGCTGTAGCGCCAGCCGTCGAACAGAACCTCGAAGCCACCCACAGGCGAGATGGTATAAAATTCCTGCAGCGCGCCGAGAGAAAACCGCCTGATGAACTGGCCAGATTGGGTATAGCCGTAAAACTCCAGATCTTCCCAGACCGGTACAATGAAATTCACAACTCCGCTCGACAGCGTGGTGAAGCTTTCATAGTCGTGGGTCGTCGCGCCGTCCTGAATCCATTCGGCCTCAAAGACTGGCGGGGCACCGAGCCCGATGATGTCGAAATCCTTGACGACAATATCGAGATAGCCGCGATGGGCAGAAACGTTGACTTCTCCCTCTTCGCTGACCATGGTCGGGTCGCGCGGCTGAGTGCTTCTGCCGTCGTAAGTGGTGAACTTCAGCCCCTTTTGCCGATAGCCGATAGAGCCATCATAAACGAGCTTGCCGTTCGCGTAGAGCTTACGCATCGTCCATGTCGAATTCGGAACGAGCGGGCGAGCGAAGCGGAGGCGGGCCGACATCTTAGCCGTAGTCGAGGTGATCGTGTCCCAATACTCGATATGGGTTGAGGTGACCGTCAGGATTGGCGGCACCCAGATATAAGCCGCAGGCAGCCGGCACTTGCCGTAGACAACCGGGATGGTTTGGCCATAAGCCGAGGTCGGCAGCGTGACCTGAACATCGGGTGTTTCCGGAACGATCGGTGCGGCTGGCGTTTCCCATCCGGCCCAGCGTCCAAGTTTAAATGACATTTACTGCCCTGCTCCATTCAGAAAGGCCTGACCAGGCAACATGTCTTCGCCGCGAAAATTGATTTTGTTCAAGAAGCGGAGGCGACACATTGAATCTGTCTTGTCGCAACCGGGAACAATCTCGAACGTGTCAGCGACGGCCACTGTCCAGCGAGCCGCGCCCCAAAGCTGAATGCGAGATGTCGATTGCGTCCAGACACGGACCTGATTGTAGAGTCCGGCATTAAGGCCAGATGTCCACTTGATGACGCCGTTCGTAAACCAGCCATCCACAGCGCGGCCTTCGGTAAGCGTGCCGGTGAAATCGCTGTCATCTGAAACCGTGGCGACAACGCCCGAGCGCACCCATGCCTCTTGGGCAGCGAACACGGCAGTCCCGTCCGCTGTGGTCGCCGCGACTGTATAGTTATAGGCTGGCGCACTGCCGGCTGTCGTTCCTGCTGTGGTGCAGACGAACATGCGGTTGTGATAGTCGCCAGCGTCCAAGGCACGGACATAATCTCCAACGGCATACGCTGTGCTACGCGCCACATCATCCGGATAAAGCGGGACATTGCAGTATCCCGGACGCATATCGCCGAGGTCGGAGCGGCAGGAAACCGATAGTTCCTCGACTGTGATTTCCTTTGCGCGCTGAAGGATGCCGCGAACCTCGAAAACAGCTACCCTTCCCCTGTCGTCATAATTGATCTCGGAGACGGGATAAGGGCCAAGCTGCATCATCCCTCCATCTGACGGGCTGTTGAAACTCACCAGATAAAGCGTGATTTCCATGCCTTCGAACGTTCCGGCATAGACATCTTCCGAATCGTACGCATCCGAGATTGCGGCAGGCGCCGTGACATCACCATCCGGGACCGAGCCATCGCCCTGGAACTTGAGCGTCGAGCCCTTGAAGCTTTTATCTTTCGTCCACGTCTGGGAATTGAATGACTGGTCCTGACCCGTTCCCGAGACGCGGATTGTTGTTCCATCCGCAAAGACGAATTGGCCAAGCCACCCCAAGGTATGCGGCGTTGAGGCCATCGCGGCCTTGAGTCCAGACAGGGTAACTCTCACCGGAGAACTTCCATCAAGGTGAAAGGGCCAGCCGAAGCAAATGGCGTCGCGGTGTCCGGCCCAATAGGAAGGGAAATAGGATTGTAATCCGCCATGTATCGGACGCGGACAAGCCAGTCGCAGGAGACCGTAATTGCCTGCCCGGCAGTCGGGATATTGCCCCCGGTGAAGGTGATCACGCCATCGGTCTGCGTGTAGTGCGTGGTGACAGTTTTTGTCACCCCTGCCACCTTCACTACCAGGTTGGAAACGATGGTGATCGGCCGCACATAGGGGCGGTCGGAATCGGAATAGGTCTTCTTGATCTGGAAGGCTGCGGTTACGCCGTCACCTGTCCCGATATTCTCGTCCGTGAGAGTGTTGTCCAGCGGGTCGCGCAACGGGAAGGAGTTGGCGGCTCCGCGCCGGCCCAGAATATGCGAAAGGAAAGCTCTGATCTCAGACAGCGGGCGATGGTTCAGGGAGACATCGTAGCGCCAGAGCGCGACTTGCCAGTCCTGATTGCGGTCCTCATATCCGCCCATCAAGGCGATGACGGTCGTCTGGAAAGACGGCCCCATCCTTGCGTCGAGGGCGAACTTGTTGTTGATTGCGACAGTATCGACCATTATGCCCTCGACGCCTGCAGGGTTAGCTCGTCATACATCTGGCGGGATCGCTGACGGGCCGTGCCTTCGCTCTCACCCGCCGCCGCCTGGTAGTTCAACGTTATGTTGGTGCCAGGCTGCTGAACATTGACGGATGTGTTGGAACTGCCATCGGTTGCCGTGGAAGAAAGCTGATATGACGGGCGCTTTAACTTGCCGACGCCCCAGCTTGAAATGTAGCTGCCATATTGTGAATCGAATGCATCGCCGAACATGGTGTCGCCAGTGCCGGTCGCGCCGCTATCATTGTTGTGGACCAGCGCAGCAAGGATCGATGAGGACAGCAGGCCGAACGTCTGTGCGGTGACGTCCTTCAGGCTGTTGATGACGATGCTCTGTGCCTGGATCTGCTGGGCCGAGTATTGGCCCATGTCCTTGCTCAGGCTCTCCAGATAGGTCTTCGTGTTGCTGTCAAGCCTTGAGACATTGCCGGCCGTCTCCTCGGTGTTGTCGGCTGTTTCGCCTCCATACTTTGTCAGGTTGACGCCGGAATCGTTGGCGTTCTTCTGCACGCTGGAAGTGTTGCCGGGGAGTTCTATCTTGTCCGGATCGCCGCCGTAGCGGGTAACCTTCGGCAGGTTGTTCGTCGTAGACCCAGCCGCTTTCTGCATTGCCTCCAACGCGGCCATAGAGGCGTTTTCAGAAGCCCGGAACGCCTGCGCAAAATCAGCTCTCGCAAGCTTGGATGCAGCGGAATCGATATCGGCCAACATCTCGCGAAGAGCCTGCAGCTTGTCCATAGCAAGCGCTGTATCTAGACGGACATCGACACCCTCAGCGGCCTGCCGCTTTAGATCAATGAGGGTCTCCTCGACTTCCTTGATCTGCTCCTGAACCTTTGGCATTCCAGCGCCAAAGTCAGACCAGCCCTGTAGGACATTCTGAATCCCGCCCTTGCCAAAGAGCTTGGCAAAATTGGCCAGACTCGGATTTTCAAGGAATGCATTTATATCCGCCGCAGTTTTGTTCAACTCCTTCGAGAAGTCGGAGAAGCCAGTCGTTGCACCCAGAAGGACAGGGGCCAGATTAATTAGCGCCTCGCCAAGTTGGACGTGTATAATTTTGGATAGATCGTCAAGCACGGCGTCTAGTTCTTTGCCCCGCTCAAGTAAGTCCTCCGGGATGATAACCCCCAGTTTCTTGGCCGACTCCCTGAAGTCATCAATGGACTTTCTGCCGTCCTCAAGAATGCGCGCAATCTCGACGCCGCCCTTTCCGAAGATAGCAGCCGAAAGCGCGGCCTTCTCTGTCGCATCGCTGGTCTGCGCCATCGCATCGGCGACCAGTTTTAGGCGCTCTTCCTGATCCTTCGTGTTGAGAATGTTTTGTAGCAGTTCGGGATTGAGTTTCTTCAGGCCCGAATAGAGCGCGCCCTGTCCTATCGCTGCCAGCCCGGCGTTCTTGGCGAAAATGTTCAGCGCGGAATTATAGCTTTCCTGGCTGATGTTTGCTTTCTGTGCAGCGAAGGCGAGCGCCTGATAGGTATCTGTGTTCAGTCCAGTCGTTTTGGCGTTGGTCGCGATCTCGTCGTATTCGGAAATCGTCTGCTTGAGCTTATCGAAGGCCCCGCCCAGAGAGGCGAGCGCGGCAAGACCAGCGCCAGCGGCAAGGCCAGCGCCGAAGTTCTTCAGCGTCCCGGCCGCACGTAGTGTGTTCTTCTCAATGTTGGCAATCGATTTCGCCATCCTGCCGGACTGCTGATCAACCGTGTTCGCAGCCGACTTGAAGCCAGTGGCGAATTTGGCCGCATTCGTGCTCAAATCAATAGAAATAGAACCGACTGTTGCAGCCACGACTTAACCTCATTTTATCCCACCAGGGCGGCCGAATGCAGCAGCCAACGCCAATTCGGGCGCGACTGGTTTTTGCCAATACGTGTCTGGTGAACCGGGTAGTTTCTTAGGGTCGTGATAGGCCATCGCAATTAGTTTGGCGCTACACCAAGCCTCTGTCCAACGGCCACGAAACACACGCTCATGGTATGCTATGACACGTTGCTCGATCGCATAGTACGTTGATGACCAGAACTCGCCAATTGGTACTTCGGCGCGGTAGGCAGCCTTAAGGGCCTCGGCTACAAGACCTCCGCGCCGTCCTTGGGGTCCGCGTCCGCATCCTCCTCCTCGACCACCGGCTGCGCCTGCCACTCATCATAGGACTTGCCGTAGATAAATAACGTAAGCGCGTCCTGGCACTTCTTGGCCAGCGGCGCCAGCGGCTTATCGGTAGGCCAGGACGGCAGCGAGCCGCCTGCCAAGAACAACGTGCCTTTATTGTTGCGCAGCGCGAGATTAAGGACGGTGCGGATTTTGACCGCCGACACCATAGACAGTCCATTATAGAGCCGCGGCGCCCAAGTGAACTCGCCGTACTCTTCCTCTATGCGCGCCAGCCCATCCATATCTAGCCGGATGACGCAGCCGTTGCCGAATTCATCAGCCGCGACTTCTCCAAGGTGCCTATTAGCCATTACGCCGCAGTGCTCCATGTAACGGCACCAGAGACCTCTAGTGTCACCTCGCGCGTGATGATTTCATTCGGTGCAATCTGAATCGGACCAAGGTTCACGTAGGCCGCAAAGGAGATAAGGTTGTTCGTGGCCCAGATGGCAGTCAGGTCGATCTGGAAATTCGTAAGGGTCTTGTCGTCAAACTTCTTTTTGAGACCGGTCGATGCGTCATGCGTCGCATTTGTCGGATCGAAGTGGCAGTTCATAGCGACCTGCCCGCCGTCTTTCATGCCGGGGATCTTTTCCGTGAACTCGCCGGAATCCAGATGCGTACCGTCAAGCATGGTCATGGTCTCATTCGGACCAGTCACGCTGGCGATATTAGCAACCGCCGTGAAAATTTCCGGGCCGCCACCGTCGCCCATCTTGAGCTTGGCGCTACGGCCAGCCTTGCCAGTCGTTGCAGTCATAGTACGTTCTTTCTGTTAGGATGGGAGCGCCAGGGCGCGGTTTTATCGCCAGCGAACGGCGAAGCTCATCACGCGCCTATGCGTCGACAAATCGTCGGCAAAGTCGGTGAAATCTAGCGGCTCCTTGCTGAACAAGGCATCGGCTCCGCCCGTCGTGTAGTGCAGATCGCGCAGCGCCACCTTAACCGCTTCGCCAAGGTCGGTGGCTTCACCGGCTTTTGTAGCAATGCAGTGTATTTGCACTGAGGTTTCCGGATATTGCGATGCTCCGGCAAGCAAATATGTTTCCGCTTCGGCATTCATCGCTACAGCGATCGCTGGCAAAGACATCTTCAGCGGTATCGGATAAGGAACTACCCGCCTTGCGACTAGAGCGCCAATTCCAGCGTCTTCCAAGAGCGCATTAACCGTCAGCGATACGGCGCTCATTGCTGCCTCAGATCGATTATCTGGACGGCGCCGTACACCCTTTCGTGGACGATTAGGTTACCCTTGGTAACAAGGTTTCCTTTGTCATCGCGTTTTGTGCGAATTATGTATCCCGCCTCATCGTTAGCGAAGGTTACGTCCCTCATGTCGACGCCGTGCAAGAGGATGCGATTATGACCAATGAGATCGCGAACGTAGTGCGGGCTCTTGGGATTAGCGGAGAGTTTCATTCGATCAACCTCGCCTGCAATTTAAGGAACTGGCGCCGCCCTATTTCGCGCGGACGCCCGAGGATTTCGTATGTGCCATCTTCGAAGATGAGCCGATGCTTGGGGTCAACGCCGGGACGCCAACGAATGGTAAAAAACAGACCCATCTCAGCATACTGTCTGGCGGACGCTTCACTTTCGGTGGAAGAGTGGAACTCCATTTTCGCCCATGGCGAGGCATAGGTTGCCCACGTCAGCACTTCCTCGTTGTAGTCAGCGCTGTTGTTAATAGTCGCGCTTTGTAGTTCTATGCGCCTATCGAGATCGCCGGCACCAGTCATGTCTTGCCCGCCTTTTTCGCCAGCTTAGCCGCGCGCTTTTCCATCTCTGGGCCGATCTTCTGGCCGAACCGCTTAACCACATCCTCGCGCGTGGCGAAGTATGCCGGCGTTAAGAACGGCATAGGTCTTGTGCCAGGATGGACTGCTCCGCGTTCAGGCTGGTAGTGCGGCGCCGTGCCGAATTCGATAAGATGCGCATACCTAACCGGGCGCCGCGAACCGTATTGCGTGGCGCGCTGTACGGCAGCATTGGGTCCAACCTGAAAGGTCGGATTGACCTTCGACGTCCTCGGCTTCTGCTTGATAACGAGTGAGGCGGCCAGCGTCCCTGTGCTCTCCTTGAGCGGCAGAGCCCTAACGTTGGCCTTTGCTGCCCTAAGCGTTGGCTGCAGCGCAAAACGAGAGGTGGCACCAAGCGGCACCGCTATCTGCCTAGACAGTTCCCGCATCGCAGCCGACGCCTCTCTCGAGCCGCGGACAGCCATTGACTACAGCGCGACGTTCGGAAACTGAATATCGATACCAATAACGGTTGCCGAGGAGGCAATACCGATCAGGCAGACATATTCACCCGTGCCCACATCAGCGAGCGGGCAAATGCTGCCAGGCGTGTCGGAGAGGTAGTAAGCTGTGCCGGCAACCACTGTTGCGCCGATGGTGATGTTGCCAGACTTCTGCACAGTGACGGGCTGATTCAGCGAGGCGCCATTAAGCGCAATGCCGGTGGCCCTGCGCGCAAGCGCGGTAGCCGAATTGGAATCGGCCAGCATCCATTTGTTGGTGGCCGCGAGATAGACGGCCTTGCCTGCGGCGATAGTCTCGCCCGCAGTGCCATGCTCAATCGCGCCATTGCCGCCAGTCACCACGGACGCGGCGGTAATCGTAAGGTCTGCCATTTGTTTTCCTTATTTGCGCCGCGGCGCCTAATAATATCGATGGTTGCTCAGCAGCGCATCGAAGGCAGTCCAGCCGGACTCGTCTTCGCTACCGCGACTTTCATAAAGGTCGGCAAGGCGTATAAGGATTGCGTGCTTCACCGCCGGTTCAACAGCAGTAGCGCCGATAACGGCAGTAACCGTAATAAGCGACCCAGTTTGCACCGATGGCCACGATTGGCCGTATTTCAAGATGATTGCGTCGCCGCGAAGTTCGTACACCGCAGCGTCAAGCGTCTGGGTGACGCCAACTGCGTCTACGTAGGCAATCGACGCAATCGACTGAACCGGAAAGACTGATAAATTAGTAAAATCGCTCCAGGCGTCTGCCTTAACCACAACCGTTTGCGTCGCTAGAGCCGCACCGCAGTACTTTTCAACGTGGTTGCGCGCTACAGAAATCAGGTCTGTTAGATAATCATCATCATAGGTTGCGTCGACGCGCGCATGCCGCTTCGCCTCAACCAGGCTTACCGGCTCACTAGTTGGCGCCACCGACACTGTTGGCGTGTACCACATTATTGCCGCGCCTCCCGCGCTTCTCCGCTACAGGCACGGCGACCGCGCGCTCAATCTTTTGTTCAGACACAGGGGCAGCAAAGCCCGCAGAGATAAGGCGTATCGCCTCATCCTGCGGGAAGTCGTACTCGTCGTTTGGGCCAAGCGAAAACGCGGAGCCAGACAAGCCGACGAGTAGCCTCACCAGCACTAAGCGGTAGCCTTGAGAACAAGGAAGTTGATGACAAGTACGTTGTCGCCGGCAGCCGAGGCGTGAAGGTTGGTCAGTCGCAGCGTAAACGATCCAGCCGCTACGGCCGAAACCGCCGCAATGAATGAGCCCGCAGAGGTGTGCGTCTTGATGCAGGCAACGATCACATCCGTGGCCGCAACCTTGCTGTTCGTCACGACAATATCTGCTTCGCCTGCAGCCGCGACGGTCTGGCTGACAGTGGTAATGACACCAGAGTAAGCGTCGACGGTGACGCCAGTGGTAATCGAGGTGATCTGCGTGACGGCAACCTGGCCTGCCACTACCTCTACGCTATCGCTATTGCGATGGCCAATTTGATTATAAGACATGCATCTTCTCCAGAGTTTGAGGGCGCCCTTTCGAGCGCCCCGTTAAAATTACGCCTGGATCAGATGCTTGACCGCGGCTGTGTCGCCGAGTTCGCCGTCGAAGCGAATGAGACCAGCAATGCCAAGGTCGGGCCAGAAGCGTTCGCGAAGCACGCCGATAACCGGCGAGCCGACCTTGCGGACGAAGTACGCGCCGAAGTCACCGAAGATCATGGTCTTGTTTCCGGTAGCGAGATTGGCCATGGCCTGGTTGATTGAATAGCGGTAGCCGATGATGTTACCTGGCACACCGGTCTGCACGTCGCCCATGGTCCAGATGTATCGACCATCACCGTCCTTCAGTTTCCGAAGGGCGCCCAGCGTCAGATCGTTGAACATGAAGCGCACTTTTGGCGACTGGCGATAGGCCGGGTCGACCGAGTGCACGAGGTCAATGATCTCGTCATAGGTAACCGCAGCGACTGCCGCGGCGGTCTTGCCGAGGCTGGATGCCGTAACGATGCCGTTAGGATCGCCCGTGCCGTCACCGACAGTGAGTTCGTTGTTCGCAATGCGACCGAGACGCTTGCCGAGCAGACCGCCGAGTAGGTTCTCCATATTGAAGATGGAGTCTTGGGCCAGTTCGTATGAGAACCGAACGAATTCGGTGTCATACATGTAAGCGTCGAGACGCTTCTGGCCGAACGTGGCATCGGAGCCGCCGTCGTCGGTGAGAGCGGTACCCTCGGTGTGTTTCACGGCGGGAACGCCCGTATCGTCAACGGTCGGCAGATTAATCTGGTTGCCTGACGCCGTAGACATAACCGTGCAGATGTCCTCGTCGTACATCGGACCCCACGCCTTCATCGATTCGATGATGACGTTTTCGAGCTCAACCGGGACCGTATATCCGCCTGCGGTAGTAGTGCCTGCGGTCTGGATGCGCTTTTCCACGTCCTTCGAGGCTATGCCGGCGCGCAAGATCGCACGCTCCTCGCCGCTCAGTGAGGCATGGTCGCCGCCCGAAGCGATGAATTTGTGGAAGACATGGCGATACTCGAGCGCCTCGCCCTCGTCCTGGCCGCGCTGCTCGGTGTCAGAGCCATTCGGACGACGATTGCGACGCTCTTCATCGGCCCTGGCGTTGAGGCGTGCCTCAGCCGCAGTCATACGCTCTTCGCGGGCGATCGTGGCTTCAATCTTGTCGAAATCGGCCATGATGGCGTCGTGGCGAGCATCAAGCTCTGCCGCGCGGGCGTCATCGGTGTTCTTCTTGATGGCGTCGAGCGCTTCGCGCGCCTGAGCAACAAGCGTGCCGCGCTTTTCGTTCAATTCCTTGAGAGTCATTAAATTACCTTTCGGGCAATAAAAAAGGCCCGCCGAAGCGAGCCCGTCTGGGGTTGAAATGGCAGGACGTTTCGTCCGGCCCTCCCGGCTTTGCCGGGGTGACTACGGAGCGTCCTGCCGGATGCCCCGAATTCTCTGCTCTTGGAGCGCTTCACGCTCCGCAACGCGCCTCTTCGCAGCCGCTGCATCAGCGGCGCGCTTTTCGGCGTCCTTCTTCAGCTTTTCCGCCACTTCACGGGCAGCCTCAAGCGACCGAACACCAAGTGTCGTGTCGTCATATGCCGGAAAGGCGCACGCGCTCACTTCGAAGAGTTCAACCTCAAGAACGGTGCGGACGGGCATGTCGCCAGTCTCGTCCCACTCCTGCTTGGTGACCCTGAAGCCGAATGACATACCGCTGATGTCGCCACGCTCGACCAGCGTCCACAGATCGCGACCGTCCACGGTATCCGGAACGTCGATTTCGACCTTGAGGCCGCGGTTGTCGACTGTTAGGCGCAGTGTGCCGGACTTCGTACGGCCGATTACCCTACCCGTGTCGTGGTCGACCAGGGCGCGTACGTCTGACTTGAGCGCACCATCGAACGCATGAGGGTCGATTCGCTCCACGAAGTAGTCGCCAATGGTTGTGTCGCTGTTGAAGATAGCGGCGTAACCGATAAGCGTCTTTTTGCCGTCGTCGGCGCGCGTCTCGACCCCGTGAAGGCCGCCGCGTTTCTCAATAATCGTCATGCCGCCTCGGCCTCATCATTTTCGTCGGATTGGGCGTTGTCGTTCGCTGGCAGAGCAGCACCAACCTTGTTTTGCTGACCGTACGTCGCGGTTCCGAGTGGCGCGGTTGCGCCTTGCAGGAACAACCCGTCGCCATGCGGCATAGACGGCCGGTTCTCGAGAGCACGCGCCTCATTCGGCGTCATCAGAGCGTTCTGCACGGCCTTCGCCAAACCTGCCATACGAGATGCAAAGTCACCGCGGAGCAGTCCGTCGAGGACGTGCGACACGTACCGATTGCCTGTTGAGCGCCCGAAGAATTTTAGATTGATCTCATCTTCCAGCGCCTTTGCCCACTGTCCAATGAGGTGCTGCACGAGCATCAGATTCTGCTGCTCGGTGTTGGCCATGGTCCCGTGGGTGAGATCCTGCAGAAACACCGTCGGCAATTGGTATGTGCGTGCGATCTCTTCCACCTGGAAGCGCCGCGCCTCAACCATCTGCCCTTTCGCAGGATCGATACCGACCGGCGTAAGTTTGTAGCCGGCAGGGATCGGAAAGACTGGTTCGTTGGCATTCTTGGCTGCGTCGACAGACCGCTTGATATCGGCCTGCGCACGCTTTATCGCTTCCGCGCCAGCGGGTAGCGGACCTTCAAGCGCTAAAGGTGGCACACCGCCGCCCGCGAAGAAGTTGCTCCCGTAATCGTTCATGGCAATCGCGAGCTGGATAGCTTTGGCTGCCATCGCGATCGGGCCGTAGTGTTTCAGGCCGCAGCTACGCCGCATGAAGGGCACATCGATGACGTCCGCCGCGTCGTATGTTTTGCCCTCGTAGGCGTAGGTAATTTTCAACCCGGAGCGCTTGATCGTGGCCTTCGCGGGATCCATCGGCCAGAGCGAGTCAATGCCCTGAGGCGTTCGCTCGATGTAGGCAAGGCCGCGACCGCCTGTAAAGACTTGCTGCCAAAACCATTGCCAGAAGGCGAACGATCCAATGCCATCATTCGGCGCCGCATTGACGACCGCCTCTAACTTTCCTCCAACGCGCTTTGCGCCATCCTTAGTGTCGCGATAGGCGTGCCGCGGAAGAGCGGCCAGCGTCCTTGAGAGAAACGCCACCGCAGCCCATACCGCGGGCACTGCTAGCGCCCGGTCGATGGTCACATGCGGCAGATTTGCAGACTGCACTCCGAAGAATGCCAAGAAATTCTCGGCACTCACCGGGATGGTTGGATTTTCAATGGTTGCCCGCGATTCCAATGCGTTTTTGGCCGTGCTTGCCGATTTGCGGCGGATGTCGAGACCTAAAATATTCATTGTTCCGCCAATTCAGGCCGCTGCGGCCAACGAAAAATCAGGGTCGTCCCACGGTGACGTAGGACCCTTAGTTGCGGGCTTGTCCGCAGCAGCGCCGCAAGCCATGGCGATGGCCACAGCAGAATCTATACGGACGGAAGCACGGGTCTTTACAAACCATCGGTTGCCATGAGGGTCAGGCGGATGATTAAACGTCGCGCCCATAAGAGCGGACATCAAAACCGGGCTTTTCCTCAGCCTGATGCGTCCGTCGATAATGAGATTTTCAACCTCATTAACAGACCCAGGCATCCACAAGCCGAGTGGTGGCTTTTCGCCTGCTGCCTTGGCGGCTTCGATCTTCTCTTCAGATGGTCGAGCCCTTACCTTGCCACCTTGTGGATGGGGTAACTGCTCTGCATCGATGCCGAAAACGTCTAGCTCGTCTTTGAACGCCGAGTAGGCATAGTTGTCGTATGCTATCGACTGGATGTCGTAGAGGCGGTCCAGTTCTGCGACGCGTGCTGCAACGATGTCGAGCCGAATCCGTGGTCCTTCAGGCGCGTTCAGGTATCCATCGCGAACCCAGATATCATACGGCTGCTTATCGGCCATTACGCGCGCGGCAAGAGTATCGCCTGGCGTCCACGCCTCAATCCAAGCGTCGTATGTGGGCAGGCTAACTGCCACGCCATCGTCTCGCGTGATTTCCCTAAATCCTGTGGGATGCACACACGCAACGACGGTCATGTCCTTGGTCCCGGATAAATCAATTCCGAGAAAGAGCGGGCCGCCTTCTGGCAATTGCCAATCCGACATAACGCCATCGACCGTCGCGCGTGCCATCCATGCCTTATCGGCGTCGGTCCACACACAAAAATGCAAGCGGAGAACGTTGTTCAGTTTGCCGGGGACAGCACGGGCTTCAGCCACGACGCCAGCGAGGTATTCCTCTGTTAAAATCGTGCCGAGGAGCGGGTTCGCCTTGATCCAGCACGCCGGATCCGTCATTGGATCATCGTCTTTGTCCAGCGAACACACGTAGGCGAAAACGCTATCGCTGCCTTCCCACACTTCACCAACGTAGGTGAAGTCCTCGTCGGGCGTCGGTGTGCCGGCAAGAACCTTGACGGCACGATCGCGCTCTTCCCAGCAGACGGAATTGCGATCGCTGCCGCTATTGGTAATCATCAACAGCAGCGGGTTCTGACGAAACTTAAAGCCACGCTGAAGCATTTCCATAATGCTGCGATCGGGGTGCTCATGGACCTCATCGCAGAGCGCGAAGTGCGGCCGAGGGCCAGAGCCGGTCTTGCCAGCTTCTTTTGAAATCGGCCTGAAGAACGATCCCGACCTGTGGTGGGCAATATTGAATTCTTTGCCGAGACCGCCGCTAAACTTTACTCGATCTCGAAGAGCGGGCGCCTGCCGGACCATTTTGCACGCATCCTGAAACAGGATCTGCGCCTGGTCTTTTTTAGCCGCGGCTGCGTAAATCTGCGCTCCAGACTCCTTGTCGGCGGTGAGGCCATACAGGCCGACACCGCCGGCAAATGGCGATTTGCCGTTACCCTTGCCTTCCTCGATGTAGACCGTTCGGAATCGGCGAGTGCCGTCCGCCTTCTTCCACCCAAAGATCGAGCCGAGTTTGAACGCTTGAGATGGATGCAGCAGGAACGGCTTGCCGTCGAATTGGCCCTCGGAGAGCTTCAGCCGCTCCTCGAAAAAACGGAATACCCGGTTCGCCGCTTCATCATCCCACGAAAGACCGCGTTCAAAGCCTGCCTCAAGATCGGCGAAGTGACGCTTGCAGGCATTCCGGACGTGCGGTCCGGCTATGGTCTTTCCGTCTAGAACGTCCAGCGCGTATTGGCTTACACGCCGCAGCGCTACCTCAGTCGAGGAGGTCGTCTTTCTCGTCCCCTTCATCCGGCACCGTTATCTTGCTGGCATCGGCTGGCGACGCACCCATCTGCCCGAGGCACTGCCGAAGCAGATTCATCGCCTGAACACCTACGTCCTGGCCCGCCATAATCCGCCCCTGAATGTTCGCGGCCATGCCGACAAGCATTCGATGAGATTGCGTCAGCCAAGGAATCTCACGCTGAAACAGCAGCCAGGCCGACGCGGCCTTGCTCGTGTCGGTATCGATCAACCACTTCGGCGGAGCACCTAGTGGGCCGCCAGCTTTTGGCTCCCTACGCTGCTTGAACCGTTTCGGGTTCTTCTTGTCGCTAGCCTCAACCGCCGCTTTGGCGAGAGGCGTTCTTGGCCTCGCCATGGCACTTCCTTGGGGTCATATTCTCAATTGTGGATGCGCACAGAAAGCGGGGGCACCGGTCTATGGGGTCACGGTCCGGGAGGTCGCTGATCACCCCCCCCCAGCCCGTCAGATCGGCCAGCCGTACGCCGAGAACCTGATCACCTGCTGCCCATTGTCTTCACGCTGCCCGCGGCTCGCGTGGCATGGCTTGCATGTACTGATGAATGGACCGGACCAGAACTTGGTGACGTCGCCTTTATGGCCACCGTCGGCGTGGTGCACCTCGGTAGCAGGCTCGATTACCTCTCGCTCTAGGCACCACTCGCACAACGGGTCTTGCGACAGCTTGGCCAGTCGCAATTGGCGCCATCGTGCAGTTGAGTAGAGGCGGCGATATTCTGTGGCTTCTGCTGTTCGGCCACTATGTGAATGCTTGCGAATCATAGAAATCAATGCTCTGCTGCGCTTTGCGAGGGAGCGAAATTCATGTGGCCACGAAATAAATATACAGGCGTAGGTGGCGGTCTTTACACCGGCGTCGGTGGCGGAATGTATACTGGAGTGGGCGGTGGCGCCTACTCTGGAGTGGGCGGCGGACGATACACCGGCGTGGGCGGCGGGCTCTATACCGGCGTTGGTGGCGGCCTTTATACAGGGGTTGGGGGTGGTCTCTACACAGGCGTAGGTGGCGGGCTCTACACTGGAGTGGGAGGTGGTCTTTACACAGGCGTAGGAGGAGGTCTCTCAACAGGTCCAGGTGGAGGTCTGTATACCGGCGCCGATAATAATTCGTACCGGTCGAATTGGCCGCCAATCCCAGATTTGCTCGAGGCGTTAAGAGTGCGCGGGCTCGGTCATGTATATCAGCTGCTCGGCAGGGCGCACGGATACCTCTGATAAATTGTTCGCGGCCTTGCACCGCGCCGACCGTCCTGCCGGCTACGCCAGCACCGCTCCAACGGCTAAGCGAATGCCACAACGCAGCGGGAAACGCGCGATGCGGCAATGATTGTTTCCCTCCGCTGATCGCTCGCGGAGGGTCGGTCACCACAGAGTTGGGCGCACCGAAACGCAAAACGGGCGGCGTCTCCGCCACCCGCAATTTTTGATCCTGATTCATAATATCAAATCAGATGCGCATGGTGCGCACGAGTTATTTTGGCCTGACTGTGTTGGTGAAAAGAGGCTTCGGAAGCGACAGATTGTCGATTGCATCGGAGGTGTTGGTGGGCACGCCGTGTTTAGTCTCTGCTCGCTCAGACGCCCTGTTGCGCATGCCCTCGGCCGCCTTCTGACGCGCTTCCTCCGCTTCGATTCTTGACACCGAGGCTTTCAAGAACAGATCGAGATCGGCAATCCGCTTGCGAAGCTTCGCCGTCTCCATATCCATTCGAGCCTGAACTTCCCTCCGCCCTTCAGCGATACCCTCGTCGCGGGCCATTCGCTCCAGTTGGTGAAGAGCGTATCTTATTCGGCCCTGACTGCCTTTGCTTTCAGAGATGGCCCACTCGATGATCCGAACGAACCACTCAGTTAGCGGCTCGCCGTTCTTGGAGCGAATGTGATCGAAATTATAAGGAGCCTTCATTTCCGCAGAATCCCATACCGCTGCGCCAACAGACGAAGCCCACTGTTCAATCGCTCGCCTGCAGCAGCGATTGCCTTGCCGCGGTCCTTGAACCTCGTGACTTCTGCTCCTACCTGGCCTAATGACTTGCCCTCAATGACGACGGCATCGACTACGGCACCGTAGCGCGATCCAAGCAATGAGCGTGCGGTCCTGTACCGTTCACGTGCATCGGTCACCAGACGGGGCACTCCTTCCGACGAGCCGTGGTCAACTTTGACGCGGCTGTAGTCGATAGCGCCGAGCGGATTAAGACCTGCCAGGTGGTGGTCTTGCTCGTACCGCAGCCCTGCCGCGTGGAGCACGTCGTTAGTTTCCACATCGTCATCCAACTGCTTCGCGGTATGCATCCGCTGAAAATTATCGGACGTCCTGAAAATGCCGCCTCTTGCTTCCGCGGCATCGACTGCAGGCTGGTTGTCGTTCGCAGCCACAAGGATGGGCTCGACGGTCGCCTTCCCACCCCAGAGATGCCTCGCTACGTCGGCCAGGCCCTGCGCGCAGCGGTGCGGGTTGTCTAGGTCGGTGTTCGTCTCATCGACCACCAAGGCTTGCACAACCGCCTTACGGCGCGGGTCGTATCGGATGGCAGCAATGCAGGCGTCGAGAGCCGGACGAATGGTGTGACGCTGAACCTCGACCTGGCGCCACTTACGATCGGCAGTGCGTGCAGTGTAGCGAACGATTGGGCTGTTGAGTTTGGAACGGGCTATGGACGCCAATTTGATGACGTGTTCGCCCGCGTCTCGCTCGTCCTGGCCGATATGGCCGTGGGAGAACAACCATCCGAGAATTGCCGACGCTGGCATCCCGGTGGTTTTTGCTTGTTGCATTTCGGCGAGGTTGTCGTTTGCAGCTTCGTAGGGGTCGTGCGCCATTGCGTCGTTGATTTGGCCGGCTCGGATTGCAGAGTGCATCTGGATTCCTGATTTCAAGGGAAGTTCTGGGGCTGCTGATGTTAGGGGCTTATCGGGAACCCAAGCTGCCGTGCCAACTGTTGCGCTTCTTCCGGCTTAAGCCATGACGGCGGAATGAAGCATCCTGGCGTTTGTTTGCACATCGTGACCATACGTCGGATGTCGCTAATGTAGGCGTCAGACCGTTCGAGTTTCGGATTCAAAATGCTTTTCGCGTACCAGAACTCGGACACCCTGAGGACGTCGACGGCAGCGTCAGACACGTACCAATCGTCGGGATCATCGCCGACACTGCGAGCTGACTCATTAAGCTCCCTGCCCTCATTTGTTGCGAAGCCTTGATGATTAGTCCACCGAACAACAGGGATGTCCGCAACAGGGAACCCGAGGGCGATTCGATTAAGGGCCATAGCGTTGACGTGATCTGATGTTGTCTTGATTTCTTTTCGCTCACCGGTTGTTTTATCGACGGTGAACATTGAGGCGCCGGCGGTAAGCGTCCTAGGAATATCAAGCTTCGTTGTGAACCAGGCGAGAGCAGGGAAATCGTTCATTGCCCTTCGGGTTATGGAATCCGTCTTTATCTCACCGAGCTTTGGGTGAATCGCACCCTTTGATTTCCCCTCAACCTCAATAACACCCGACATCCAGATCAGGTTGGTTCGGAGCAGGCTCGTATGGTGGTAGACAGTCGGAACTGCCCTCTCTCGCCTCCGCTTTGCTTCACCCATTTCGATCCTCCGTTTGCAACTTTTGAACTTTTGAACTTTTCCCACCGCTTTGACAGACAGGGGGAAAGGTGGGTCTAAGGCTATGGAAAACCAGATTCCCAATCCGTTGGGAAAAGTTCAAAAGTAATAGATAATTATATATATATTCTCCTATATATTATTGATTTATATGAGGTTTTTTCCGCCGCTGAACTTTTGGCAGGTTCACAAGTTGGCAAAAGTTCCAAAAGTTGGCCAGCAGAAAAAGCCCTCTAACTTTTGAAGTTGGGCCTCAACTTTCATTCCTCCAAAAGTTTGAAGCTGGCTCGAGCACCGGGTTTGCTCCTGCCGCTCAGGTCCGCGACTTTGCCGGTTTCAACAAGCCACGTGATCGACTTGGCAACGTCCTCACTGTCGGCCTGACTCACGCCCTCACGCTGTAGCAGTTGGGACCACGGCAGAGTTTTTCCCTTGGCTTGTGAAAGAGCGCGCACGATAGCCTTGCGGAGCGACTCGGCCATCGACCCAGCCATGTGGCGGTCAACGCCATCGGTGATGACCGAGATTGACCGGTGAACGATGGCCCATCCCCACTCAACGTCGTCGGCCGAGACGAACGGCATGCTCGGTTGCCGGCTGACCGCACGAATGGACGCGAGACGGATCGTGTTTTCAGCGGCGCGACCGTTCACGTGATATTCGCGAACCGACCATACCTTTGAGTGCTGCCAATGGAACACATCAGACCATAGGCGATACGCTTCTCCATCTTCGCCGCCCTCAAACGGTATCTGGTACTTCGGCGAGAAGAGTTGCGTGGCCGACTTGGGCTCCTTGGGGAAACTGTCGTATGCTCGCTTGAGTGACGCAATGAGTTCCTTCGGCAACGATACGGAGCGGTTCAATCTCGGCGCCGAAACTGTCTCAGGCCCTTCGCCTTCAATGAAGACGAAGCGCGAGAGGAAGCCGTCATTCAACGACTCATCCGAAAGGCCGGCGTACAGCGTTGACGGCGTCGTCATGCCGAGGATGGTTAGGGCTGGGCCAATCAGCGGCGACTCATCGCCCTTCGTTTCCGAGGACGCGTACTGCCGACCGTGAAAGGTCGAGTCGGCCTGGTCATAAATTGTCAACAGGAACTTGCGGATAGACGCCGACGCGGAGCTTTTGTGCCTGTTGTTCACATCTTGTAGCGTGACGCCGAGCTCATCAAAGACGCAGACGGTGGAGATGTTCTTTCGGAGGATGCGCTCGATTGCAGCGTAGCTGGTCGGATCACCGTTCGTGACGGCGCCCGGCTTGCCCGCGCTTGACGACAGGCTGATGATGCTCTTCGGCGCATGACCTTTGCCGCTGGCCACGCCCATCACGGTCGCAAGGTAGAGGTTCAAACCGCTTCGCGTCGGGCCAAGCGCCCTGTCACCGAACATGCCCCCAAGTAAGGCAATGGCCGACGTGAGGGAAAGTTCGGGGACGGGAATAATCGCAGTTTCGGTGATCCATTCTGAAATCTCAGCCAAGATGCCACCCGCACTCGAGAGCGAGAAAGGATCCCGGCACATCGATGGCAGCGCGGGTAGAAGACGCGGCGGCTCGGCTGCAGCAGAATTGTCATTTGCCGCTTCGGGAACTTCTTTCGCCTTACGCACTACCAGACCTGCGGCGGCTTGAGCGCCCGCTTCTCGCATGTCCACATGCTGTTGCCCGTACTTCGTCCAAAGCCGAGAGCAGTCGGCGCGGGCTAAAGCTTCTGTTTTGTACCGCTTGAGCCAATCGCCGGACGCAGCAAGAAAGAGAGCCATCGCCTCTTCAGCGGTGTGGCCCTCGAATGCCAGACGCTCCACGACGCGTGATGCATGCTCCGACCGATCGCCGACGTCATTCTCGGCAAGCATGGACGCCGCATCTTCCGATACCACAATCCCATCGACTTCCGGCAGTTCGCCTATCGCGGCCTGCTTGCCATCTACCGGCGCCGTCATCCACGGTTGGAGAGCAGTGCGAAGCTCCTCGAGCGAAGTAAGTTCGCCGTCCCACTCAAGGTCGACCGTCACGGTTGCGGGGTCCGAGGGCCGGCCGCGTTCGATTTTCTTTTTGTTCGGCCAGTTATGGGTGCCGGGTATCCGCCAGACATGCGCGACGTCGGCCGTTCCATGGTCGGAGCCAGTCGCACGTTTGAGTGCAACCGCCAACGGCTTAGCTTCCTCACGGGATAGTGGCCGATCGAAGATAATAAATGGCTGGTAGTTGCCGGGCGAGGTCTCGATGACGTAGCTGGGTTCAACCGGCATTTCTCCGGTCTTGCCGGTATCTGCGTCTAGGTCGATCACCAACGCGAGGACAGCAACGATGTCAGCTTCGGTTCCGCGTGAGCCACGAGCTAGGCCACGACGCATCACCTGTGCGCCGAGATAGACATTAGCGCCGGGTGTCTCTGAGTGCGCTTCAATCGCGTCGATGGTGCCATCGACGTCGCCAACCGCATGATGAGTGACTACGCTAGTCATCTGAATCTAAATTTCGTGGCATAAGGATTGTTCCGCCTTCTGGCAGAAGCGTTTGACGGAGGCGAGAATGTCGTCTGCGGACTTGGTCCATCGATATGGCTTGGGGTTCTCGTTGTG